ATGCTGGGTGATTGTTTCCCTCCTGATTTTAAGGCTAATTTTAGTCGTGAAAGAGGTATATCACCCGGTGATGTATTGTATCTTCATTGTGATTTTACGACCCCACCTAAAGTAAAATATATGGTGGTTGTTTGCTGTGAACCTCTTTTAGTTCTTCTAATAAATTCAGATATAAATGAATTTATTAAGAGAAACAATGATCTTATGGCTTGTCAGGTCGAAATTAATAGAGAGGACCATGATTTTCTTAAATGGGACTCATTTGTTAATTGCATTGAGGCTCATGCTGCTTTCGATCTTGAAATTATTAAAGAGAAAATAGCCATCCAATATGGTGACGTGCTAAAAGGTCGCATTACAGATCATTGTATGAGACAAGTTCGATGTGCAGTTGAGATATCTAAAACTATGGTTAAACGGCATAAAAAACTGATACTCGCTGCTCTTCAACATTATGAATAAACCCATCTTTGGATGGGTTTATTCATATTCTATTTAAATGAGCCTTTGTTTATGGGTTCTGACCCTTTCCCACTCAGCACGCCCTTCTTCTCGCCTTTTGTCTATGTATTCCGCAAGATCCTGAATATTGATGCAACGTTTTGCTTTTTGTGATGTGCCGATGCGATATGTTGGAACGGGCAACTTACAAGCGTTTGCTTTTGCTTCTGCCGTGGCTGGACTCATGCCAAAGTACTTTTGGCTAACTGCTGAGAGTTCAATGTTAGGGGTATTGAATTCAGCCATCAGTAAAAACAAGGTGTTCATAATTTTCTCCATCAAAACCGGCTGCACCCGGGAAAATCATAATTCTGTGCTGGTGGCAGGAATTAGTTTCTGCCAGATAGCGGAAACATATTTTGCCTGATGACGGGCATCAGCCAGGGCGTTGTGCCGTTCGCCATCGAAAGGCATGTCCATTTTTGGGTCGAATCCGATGGAACGCCCAAGCGTAACGATCGTGCGTACATCGTGGTCATTCCAGTACGCCCACGGGCAGATTTGTCCTGCTCGCTCGTAAGCTCCACGTAAAATTACGTTGTCGAAGGTGGCCCCGTTACCCCAGACTTTTAAATATTTTGTATTGTCTGCATGCTGATTAATGAAATGGCTCAGTTCAGAGAGTGCATCGCTGATCGACAAAGTATCATCAATACAGATTGCAGCTCGTGCTTCAGAGCTCTGTTTCAACCACCACAGGATGGTATCGCCGTCAGGTGTAGCTCCTTGCCCCATAGCACTTTCCAGGCTAACAACCGTATAGAATTCTTGTCCGATGTCTCCGGTTTCTGGAGTGAAGAACACCGTGCCAATGGAAACGATCGGTGCATCCTTATTTTTCCCCATCGTCTCAAGGTCGATCATTAAGTTATTCATTACTTCACCTCCTGCGTTTCTTTGCTGCTGTGAATTCGCCAGTTACCGACGCCTTCCCATTCAAACTGGCGGTTACTAATTCGCGTCCAGCCCCTGCCGAAAAGCAAATCCAGATACCAGTATTTTAAAGTTCTGATAATTGCTCTTACAGTTGGTTTGCATCCAGAAGTCTTTGATGCGCAAATAAAGCACCGAGTTATGCTCATGGCTTCTACAAAAGGCCAGATAAACCAAACCCAGATGCAAAGAGCCACGAACAACATGAGCGCGATGTTAGCCACTAAGCCAGACCAGTACAGATAATTGCTCATTGGTTGCCTCCACCTTGGCTCTGAAGCATGGCAGCGCGGCAGGCGTTCCAGCCATCAACATACCCAGCCATGATATATCGATTAAAACCCACCTCTTTCTGTGCGCGTGCCAGATTCATTTCCTCCGGCACGTGTACTGGCTGAGCTATATATAGCGGCTGAACATACCAACCCTTTGATAACCAACTGTCAGCAACGTTTTTACTCCGTGTTATTGCCGGAATACCTAAGCCATTGTCTGAATGCAGCCATGCCACCGGTTCTGCTTCCAGCGATGCCAGCGTAATCCGTGCAAGTTCCATTTGTTCACCACGGGTAAGCCCGTTTTCAAGCGGATTTTTAATGAATAATTCGATACGTTCTTTGGTAATAGAATTCATGCTATTTCACCTTAATCTCAACATTTCGCAGCTTTATGTCTACTGGTAGGTCTGACTTTCCTGTTAACGCTAATGCGAGATTTTCAGGAGTAATGAGAGCAGTTATTGTTTTCCCCATTGCCAGACGAATAATCATTCGTATCTCGCGATCGTCACATGCTCCCGGTCGAACAATTGATATTTGTCCGATCATCTCACTCTCCTTTGATGCGAATGCCAGCAAGCCAGTTTCTTATGCCGATATATTCAGCGTTCCTGAAACCGCTTTTTACATATATAAATGGCAAGCGAAGATTGTGACCGTTGGCTGCCAGGTAGTCTTTACAACCCTGTTCGGTGAAACAGCAGGTAACGAATTCATCAATATCTTTCACAGCAACGCGCCGCCATTTTTCTGGTGGTTCCCGAAAGTTTTCATGAAGTAGTTCGAGACGACGACTTTGGAGTTTATTGGCTTCATTGCCATCTTCATCAACCCAGACAATCCGGTCATAGTCATAATCAGCATCAACAACAATTTCGCGCTTTTGATACACACAAAACATAGGGTCTGACGTTATTCGATTATCCTGTGTTCGAATATTTTCACCGATGATGCCAAACGAATCTGGCGTAGGTTTTGTCTGTAACTCTTCGATACGTTCAGCCAGCGCCGCGCACTTGGCCTCAGCTTCAGCAAATTTACGCACCAGGTACTCAGCGTTTGTTTCGTTCACTTTCAGATCTCGCGGTACACATTTCCCGCGAAGAAACCCTTCCATTTCGAAAATATTCATGCGCATTTGCGTAACCCCGATAACTCGTTAAAACGTTCCATAAACATCCCGTAGGCATGGCCTGGTGACAGTGGAATAACTTTGAACATCTCTGTCGCCGGGATACCTTCCAGTACAGGCCAGAAAGAACCATCATCAAGCCCGAGATCGCGGCGTTCGGTTGCCAGCATAATGAGATCGGCATATTTCACTGGCGTGCTCATAACAGGAGGTAACCCGTATTTCTCACGGATTACGGCGTCTATTTTTTCTTCCATCCGTTTATAGTCAGGAAGAAGGCGTTTCAGTGGTGCGGGGATGTCCTGGCAATATGCTTCTGTTGCATCATGCATTAACGCTTCAAAAGCAAATTCCTGCGGTACCAGCTGGCTGCAAAGCACCGCATGTTGGGCGACGCTGTAGAAGTGTGAAAGATGTCCTGCAAAGCGACAGATATTTGAAAGGGAAACCGCGATATCGTTAATAACGATGTCGTCTTTATTTATCTTGTCATAATAAAAATGCTTCCCGGAAAAAGTTTTAATAAATGACATTTTGTTCTCCACGTATATGCGCTGCACCGCGCTGAATTCTGGTAAAAGGAAGCCCTCACCATCCGGCGATTATTGAGTAAATTATGTCTCCATAAATGCCCCCGCAGGGGCATTTGCAGTAATGAAATCAGGCGGTGAAAGTACCAATAAAGGTTTCTACTTTACTGTCTTTAAATTTCTCAACAAGCAGATCACGAAATTCGTTAGCCATTTCTTCCTGCACCGCTTCCAGCTGAATAATGCGCAGAACCAGTACAGGACGATCGCCAGTGATAATGCTGAGGCGTAATTTAAACGGACGTTCTTTCAGGCCTTCAAACGGAACGCATTTAAATTCAAATGCCACTGGCATAATGTCTTTGGTCTTCGCTTCGACAGACTCCATCAGGGAGCGTTTGCCGCTGAAGTCATTGTCTTCAAAATCAGCGGTCTGGTTCGCTTCAATTGTGATTTTACGGATCGCCGCAGCCGCTTTGGTTGCCTGAATGGCGTCACCATTAGCATCAAAGCCCACAAGGTAGTCGGCCCAGTCTTCAATCCATTCTGCCAGTGACTTTTGGGAGTTACGCTCGCCATTAACAGACAACAGAGCAGAGAACGGTGCTGTCTTTTTCAGTTTGAGAGTGGCGGTGTTATCTGCGTGACCTGGTTCATCAATAGTACCCAGGTTAAGCACACTGACGGCACGCATATTATCGGCATCGATAAAGCAGCGGGTGCCTTCATCTGCAAGATCTTTAGAATAACGGGTAAAGTCATCGATGCTGGCAGTGGAAAGCGCACCACGGAAACGGAAGCGATTTAAATTAAATTTTTCCAGATCATGAATGCGGAAATTCTCAGGCAATGCCACAGCATCGGCACCAATCTTACTAATAATTTCATTAACACCCTGAGCAGAAATAAGGGCATGGATTTGATTAATTGCGGTTGCGTCTAAGTTCTGAGACATAATAAGTCCTCACTATATTAAGATATTCAGTGATGAGATAAATAATCAGTTAATTAAGAACGATATTAATGACCTGCTGCGCGGAGTTTTCCGTCAGGTTCACCGGCAAGAGTCAGTAATTGTCCCTGGTCTTCCTGCAGAATAGTCAGGCGACCACCGCGATTGACATACATCGGCGTTTCGGTGGTGTCTTCTTCAGAAATTTTCCCGCGGTTAGTCGGGCGAACATATGAGAGTTTGTGTTTGATTTTCACACGGTTCTCATCAAACGGTTCGATTTCCAGGTTGAGCGAGACCTTACCTTTGGTTTTCGTGTTCATCACACCGGAAGCGACTTCACTGAGAACAGCGCCGATTTTGGTTTCAAATACGCCGCCGTCCAGCTCCCCGATAAATGCCTGCACATCAGTACTGCGTTCGCTAGCCATTTTGCTGCTCCTCATCATATCGACCCTGTAAGGTCGGTTGGTTTCTCCACAAAACAGAGAAGAACACCTGCGGTGGCAGCCGCCCGGATGGATTGGGTTATGAGCCCGTCGTCCGGTGATGCTCTTCTCTGTTTTGTAAAAAGAGCGGTACCAGCCGGAAGCAAGTGTACAAACTGGTACCGCCAAAGCAGTGGCTGTTGTGGTGACCGGTGCTGATCTCCGGCTTGCGGTTATTTCAGACTCTCACGGGCGTTTAATTGCCCCGCCGAACAGCTCTTTTCCGCAATAGCTGCAATGTCTTTCGCGCATCAGCCTGCGCATTCACCACAACTCTAAAAACAAATGTAGGATATCCAACATGTGAGTGTCAAGAGTTTATGTTGGTTATCCTACATAAAAAGATAGGCTCATAAAAAAACCGGGGATACCCCGGTTTTGCGATAGTGAGGAAGATGTGTCAAAAATCCATTATTACTTGTTTGACAAGACCAACTATTCTGCAGTTCTCACCGCATTCAATAGTTTTATAGTTAGGATTTAGTGGGACGAGATACCTGTTCGGCCAGTCCTCAACAAATTTTTTGAGTGTCGCTTCTTGCCCACCATTGATATGGGCAACAACGATTTTTCCGTTAATACACTCTGTATCAATAATATCTGGCTCTACGATAACGATAGAACCTTCTGGTATCGATGGTGAGCCGAGGGGATTGGTCATTGAATCACCACGGACCCGTAGTGCAAATGCCATTTCTGATACAAGGGCGGTAGTATAAACCCACTCTTCAGCATCTTCTTTCCTGACACCAGGCTCCGTCATTGTCCATGAACCCGCCTGAACCCACGAGATTAGGGGGACTTTTTTAACTGCGAATATTTCAGGTTTTAGATTTATCTTTGGTTCAGGCGAGCCTTTTCCGCTAACAAGCCACAGAGGATCGCATTTAAGTGCGTTGGCTAGGGCTTGAAGGTTGGCTCCATTTGGTTGGTAGTCGTCCTTTTCCCATCCAGTAACCGTGACACGGTTCACACCAGTCAAATCAGCCAGTGCTTGTTGTGTCAGGTTCAGTTCTTTTCGCCTTTGGCGAATACGATCACTCATGTTCATCATGTAGGCAATCCTACCACATGCCCATGTAGGATTCTTGACATTGGCATGTTGGATATCCTACATTTCTGCTTAACGTAATTTAACGGGAGACAGAAATGCGGAAATCCGACGTGATTAATTATTTCGGCGGAGTTTGTAAAACCGCCGAAGCCCTAGGTATTAAGCATCCGTCTGTTTCAGAGTGGCCTGAGATTATTCCTGAAGGCCGAGCGTACCAGTTAGAAAAAATTACTAACGGGAAACTGAAAGTTGACGTGTCTTTATATCAAAAGACTAACAGTGCTGCGGCATAAAAACACCACAGAAATGAGGAATTAACCGTGGGTAAAGAACCTGAATGGAAAGTTGATAAACAACCAGCATGGCTGGTGGCAGCAATACGAAGAACGATTGCTGATTTACCTCATGGCTATGAGGAAGCAGCAGAAATTCTTGGTTTGTATAAATCTGATGATATCACCCCAGCAAAAGATCAATTGCATAACAGACTGCGTAGCGGTGGGGATCAAATTTTTCCACTTGAGTGGGCCATGGTTTTACAGGATGCCAGTGGTACCAGGCATGTAACAGATGCAATAGCCCGTCGTAGTAATGGGGTGTTTGTGCCGCTGGTGGTCATTGATGACATTGACAATGGTGACATTAATCAGCGGCTGATGGAGTCAATAGAATGGATTGGCAAGCATTCCCAGTACTTACGCAAGGCAACTGCTGATGGAGTTATTGACCAGGCTGAGCGTGAGCAAATCGAAGAGAACAGCTACCAAGTAATGGCGAAGTGGCAGGAGCATTTAACACTGTTATTTCGTGTTTTTTGTGCGCCGGAAAAGAGTAACGCCCGCGAGTGTGCAGCTCCGGGCGTCGTGGCGTCGATTGCTTCTGGTTGTGGAGAAACTAACGCATGAACAGTTTAACAACACACTACCGTCGCTCGCAACTGATTGCGCTTCCTGTACCGGGTGGAAAAGCGAAGGTGGAGTATTGCTATGCAGTGAATGTACCAGGTGACAGGGAAATTGTAACCCACAGATTTGCAGAGTGGGCTGTGGGTGATTTCAACCGGCAGAAGGAGACAGTCCTTTGCAACAAGTTAACCGCTGGTTCAAAGATCACTACGGAGTGCCCGTCAGAGTCATTCGTTGGGAACCGGAAACACAACGGGTTATCTACCTCCGCGAAGGCTATGAGCATGAGTGCTTCAGCCCGCTCGAACAGTTTCGTCGTAAATTCAGGGAAATAGAGGTCGGTCATGAGCACTAAATTAACCGGCTATGTATGGGATGGTTGCGCTGCGTCAGGCATGAAGTTATCCAGCGTGGCAATTATGGCCCGCCTGGCTGATTTCAGTAATGACGAAGGTGTGTGCTGGCCATCAATTGAAACCATTGCCCGCCAGATTGGCGCGGGGATGAGTACCGTCAGAACGGCTATCGCACGGCTGGAAGCAGAAGGCTGGTTAACGCGTAAGGCGCGTCGCCAGGGTAACCGCAATGCGTCGAATGTTTATCAGCTTAACGTTGCGAAGCTTCAGGCAGCGGCATTTTCTCAACTGTCAGATTCTGACCCGTCAAAATCTGACGCATCAAAATCTGACCCGTCAAAATTTGATGCGTCGAAATCTGGCAAAAAAGCGGGTTTTCACCCGTCAGAATCTGGCGGGGATCCGTCAGTAAAATCAAAACATGATCCGTCAGATAAAAAACCTTCTCGTCCGGACGCTTCGCAACCGGACACGCAGACGGATGAACAGGATTTTTTAACTCGCCATCCTGATGCGGTTGTATTCAGCCCTAAAAAGCGCCAGTGGGGAACGCAGGATGATTTGACCTGCGCACAGTGGCTCTGGAAAAAAATCATCGCCCTGTACGAGCAGGCCGCCGAATGTGACGGCGAGGTGGTTCGTCCCAAAGAACCGAACTGGACAGCCTGGGCAAACGAAATTCGCCTGATGTGTGTGCAGGATGGTCGTACTCACAAACAAATCTGCGAGATGTACAGCCGCGTCAGCCGCGATCCGTTCTGGTGCCGTAACGTGCTCAGCCCGTCGAAGTTGCGGGAAAAATGGGATGAGCTTTCCCTGCGCTTATCGCCGTCCGTCAGCACGCACACAGAAAAACGCGAAGACCCGTACTTCAAAGCCAGTTACGACAATGTGGACTACAGCCAGATCCCGGAAGGATTCAGGGGGTGATCATGAGTCTTTTGAATGAAGTTCAGAAATTCATTGAAGCCCATCCGGGCTGTACTTACGGAGACATTGCGGATGCTTTTGCAGGTTACTCACGGCAGCGCGTACTGCAGTCAGCAAGCAGGTTACGTCAGAGTGGGCGTGTGGCTCACCGTTGTGAAGGGGATACACGCAGACATTTCCCGCGTCTGACTGAGAGAGCGCAGGAGCCGGAACCACAACCAGTTCGTGAAACCAGACCTGTGCGCAATTTCTATGTCGTCACTAACGATCCCCGGGTGATTTTGTGCCTGACCCGCCAGGCTGAAGAACTGGAGTCAAGAGGCTTATACCGTCGTGCTGCAACCGTGTGGATGGCGGCATTCCGTGAAAGCCACTCCCAGCCAGAACGAAACAATTTTCTGGCACGTCGTGAGCGGTGCTTACGGAAAAGCAGCAAGCGCGCTGCATCGGGTGAAGAGTGGTATCTGTCAGGGAATTACGTGGGGGCTTAATGAGTAATAAATATTGCCGGGCGCTGGTGGAACTGCGGAACAAACCAGCCCATGAACTGAAGGACGTGGGCGATCAGTGGCGCACGCCGGATAATATTTTCTGGGGAATTAACACCCTGTTTGGTCCGTTTGTTCTGGATCTGTTCACTGACGGTGATAACGCCAAATGTGCCGCGTATTACACGGCGGAAGACAACGCGCTGGCGCATGACTGGTCAGAACGTCTTGCGGAGCTTAAAGGTGCTGCCTTTGGCAATCCCCCGTACAGCCGCGCCAGTCAGCATGAGGGGCAATACATCACCGGCATGCGTTACATCATGAAGCATGCCAGTGCCATGCGTGATAAAGGCGGGCGCTATGTTTTCCTGATCAAAGCTGCCACCAGCGAAGTGTGGTGGCCGGAAGATGCAGATCATATTGCTTTTATTCGCGGGCGTATTGGTTTTGAACTGCCTGCCTGGTTTATCCCGAAAGACGAAAAGCAGGTGCCAACAGGTGCTTTCTTCGCTGGTGCTATTGCTGTTTTCGACAAGACCTGGAAGGGACCGGCAATCAGCTACATCGGGCGCGATGAACTTGAGGCATGTGGTGAGGCATTTCTGGCGCAGGTTCGCCAGCAGGCGGAAAAACTGGTCAGGGAGATGGTGGCATGAAGCTAATACTGCCTTTTCCGCCCAGCGTGAACACGTACTGGCGACACCCCAACAAAGGGGCATTTGCTGGTAAGAGCCTGATAAGCGAGGCGGGGCGAAAATTTCAGAGCGCGGCGTGTGCCGCCATCATTGAGCAGTTACGTCGTCTGCCGAAACCAACGTCGGCACCTGCTTCAGTGGAGATCGTGTTGTTTCCTCCGGATAACAGGATCCGCGATCTGGACAACTATAACAAGGCGCTGTTTGACGCCCTGACCCACGCGGGTGTGTGGGAAGACGACAGCCAGGTGAAAAGAATGCTGGTGGAGTGGGGACCGGTTATCCCGGAAGGGAAGGTCGAGATCACTATCAGTAAGTACGAGAAAACGGCGGGTGCAGCCGCCTGATCAAGAGGAGAAACGAAGTATGAATAATCTGATGGTCATTGATGGTATTGAAGTTCGTCGTGATGCTTATGGGCGTTACAGCCTGAACGATCTGCATAGGGCTGCTGGTTCTCTGGATAAGCATAAGCCTGCATTCTGGCTCCGCAATGAGCAAACTGAGCGTTTAATAAGCGAGTTGCAGATTTGCAACTCGGTCAATATAGAGCCAGTTAACGTTATTCGTGGCGGAAATAACCAGGGGACGTATGTCTGCAAAGAACTGGTGTATGCCTATGCAATGTGGATCAGCCCGTCATTCCATCTGAAGGTGATCCGTACTTTCGACATGGTAACCAGCGCACCGGAAAAATTATCCGGACAGGCTGCTGACAAGATGCAGGCTGGCGTGATCCTGCTGGACTTTATGCGCCGGGAATTAAATCTGTCTAACTCATCAGTGCTTGGAGCCTGTCAGAAGCTTCAGGAGGCTGTTGGCTTACCGAATCTGGCACCGCGCTATGCCATTGATGCTCCTGCTGACGCGCCTGATGGCTCAAGTCGCCCCACGCTGTCGCTGAGTGCACTGCTGAAGCAGTATGGTATCCGCCTGACGGCTAATCAGGCATATCACCAGATGGTGAAGCTGGGGATCGTTGAACAACGCGAACGATACAGCCGTACCGCGATTAACAACATCAAAAAATTCTGGTCGCTGACCGCGAAAGGCTGCATGTTCGGCAAGAACATCACCAGTCCTGCAAATCCGCGCGAGACGCAGCCGCATTTCTTCGAATCCCGATTTCCTGAGCTGTTAAAGCTGCTCGATACCGTTCATTGAGGTGACTGTGAGAGCACTACTGACCCCTGAAATTGCCCCGCGTATGGGGATCGTATTGTTCAGACCCGGTTCAGAGCTGATGCCCCTGTTTATGCAGGGGCGTGTCCTGCTGGAGCCTGAGCCGGAACGT